AAGGTATTCCCGGATAACAAGGTGATAGCCTTCTTGTATTGGGTTGCCGCCGTAAAATTCATTAGTAAGGTCAATTTCTTGGATGAGTATAACAAGACAAAGAATAAAAAAGGCTCCCCAGATCCAAAAGGATAGGGGAGCTGGTGTGAAATCATCGCTGACCATATTTCTCAATAGGGCAGGAGATAAGTAATAAAGTACACAAATGTAATAAAAAAATAACAATGGCAGAGAAAAAAATACCTAGAGGGTTGAGAAACAACAACCCGGGAAACATTAGGATCAACAGTGATCTCTTTCAAGGAGAGGTTCGACCAAGCAAGGACAAGTCGTTTAAACAGTTCGAGACTATGGCCTATGGCTATCGGGCGATCTTCAATATCCTGTCTAACTATTACCGGAACTATAAGCTGGACACGATCCGCAAGATGATAGGAAGATGGGCGCCGGAAAACGAGAACGATACGGACGCTTACATTAAGGCCGTATCCGATTACGCCGGTATCCCGGCTGATGATCCTATCAACATCAACGATCGTGAGCAGATGATCCGGATCGTGGCCGGGATGAGCAAGGTTGAGAATGGGAGAGAGGCTGAAATGTCGGACGTTATCGCAGGATGGTATCTACTTTAAAAATATAAGACCTAACGCTGTAAAGGTAAGCGTAAAATAAGATGAAAAAATATATTGGAACAAAACAGATTGAAGCAGAACCTATGACAATGGGCGAAGCTTTTGAGAAAGGATTGCTTAAAGCGGGAAGAGTACCTAACGAAAGCGAGAAGTCAAATGCTGGATATCATGTGAAGTATCAAGACGGTTACGAGTCATGGAGTCCAGCAGAGCCATTCGAGAAGGCTTATAAGATCTGTGATACGTTTATGAATCGTCTCCAAATAGAATTGTCCGAATTATCCGATAAACAAGAAAAGCTAGGTAAGTTTTTTGGTACGGATATGTTCAAAGGATTGTCAACGCAAAAGCAAGTATTGCTACGTGCACAATTCGGAGCGATGGAAGCTTATAGGCAAATCCTTATTGAGCGCATCCGTATTGAGGGAATCGCAAAATGAAACCGTGGCAAGTAATATTAATACTAGTGTGCTTGGTAGCCAGTTTCACGGCTGGCTACCATATCCGGGGGGATGTGGCTAGTGATTCGATATCCAAGACCGACACGTCCGCCAAGGTGGATACGATACATGACAGCATCCCGTACCCGGTCTATGAGACACTGGTACAAACAATACCTGAGCCGTTTCCTGTTTATATCACGTTGGACGGCGACACGGTAAAGGAACCTGTATATGTCCCGGTGCCGATAACCAGCAAGGAGTACAAGACGGATGATTACCGGCTGTCAATATCCGGCTATAAGCCAAATCTTGATTACATCGAGGTTTATAGAAGGACTGAGTATATAACCAAGACAATGAATCCACGTAGATGGGGAATAGGAGTTATAGCAGGTTATGGGATCGGAAAGCATGGCTTGTCACCCTATGTCGGGATAGGCGGGTTTTATAGAATTTGGTGAGTAATACCCATAGGGGCGGGTATTGAATAAAGCCCCTATTCCTTCTTCTGATTCGACCCGGACGAAGGAAAACATAGCCAAGCCATGTGTGTTTTTCGGGGCTTCCTTGATATAACATGCGTGGCTTTATTAATGTTCAATTAAAATATGAATATGAACAAGGTCGAGGAGTTTTACAAGCGAGTGATTTGTATCGCAGGTGAGGTATGCGGGGTTGATCCCGTAGACATGATGTCATTTAACCGTGAGGAATGCGTTAATGCCCGTGGTATCCTCATTATAATACTCTTGGATAAGGGGTACTCGGAGAAAGTTGTGGCCGATCTTACAGGGCTTACCAGACGGGGCGTTAATAGGATCAAGAACGATTTTCCAGATAGGATAAGTCGTAATTGGATGATACATATGCTTGACCGGGAGGTCAGGAACAAACTAGGAATGAATAAGGAATAAGCTAGGAACAAGATATTTCCCTTGGTATGGACTTCTCTGGATTTTTGTGGTGTCCGGGATAACCCGGATATGACCATAAAAAACTTCACATATGGAAGCAGAGAAAATTATTAAGGAGAAAGAGATCGTCCATGAGGATGAGCACAAGGATTACGCAAGCAAGGGCGTGGGTAACGCCGGCTTGACATTGGGTATCATTGGTACGGCTCTTGGAGCTTGGGCGGTGTCACGTAACCGTGGCGGCTTGTTCGGCGGTGGCTGGGGAGCCGGTATGCCGGAGAACGTTAACATCAACACGACCACAGGAGGCGGTGGTGGTTCCGGGGTAGGCGCTCCGACTGCGTTCATGGCTTGGGAAAAGGGTTGTGAGGAGGCTATCGCCTTGACTAACTCATTGTGGGGACTTCACGTATCAAGCATGCAGGCCGATTACGACCATCGTAATACGGATGTAGCCGAGAAATTCCAGCTTTACCAATCACAGGTAAACGGCGATTTCGGGAACTACAAGGCTATCCGTGACCTTAACGACTATCAAACCGACAAGCTTAACAATGCGGCGTTTGGCCTGTACAAGAGTCAACGTGACGGTTTTGACGTGTTGAACGCCCGTATCAGCCATTTGGAGAAAGAGGTAGCCGTAGGTGCCGCTATCCGTCCTTACCAAGATCGTCTGATCCAGTGCGAGATCGACAAGGCGTTCACGGCTTCTGTCAACTACACGAGACAGCTTGATTGTCGTAACATCAAGGGTGAGCTGGTATTGCCTAACACCCCTGTCGTTACCGGTTATGGGAGTTACCGTAGCTGCTGTGGGTTTCCCCAGACAAGCGCCCCCGCTGAGACAGCTTGATAATCCGAGGCCCAAGCCCAAGGCGAAGGCTAAGGTTAGCAAGAGAAAGAAAAGTTAGTGGTAGCCCCTCGGGGCTTACCACTTTCCTATTACCAACCACTAACAAAAGATATTATGGCATTAAATAACGTATACATAGGAGGTGACCCGTTATTGGGGTCTAACGGTAACATGAGCAATGAGATGGAGGCTTATGAACGTCAGTTGCAAGAGACCCTCAATCAGATACAAATCCAGAAGCAGCGGGTGTTAAACCCTCAGAATAACCCCAAAAGAAGCCAATCTCCCTTATGGGATGAGATGGACAAGGTCGTTAATGATATGACGGACATGGAGATCGAGGCGTTAAACAACGACCCGGAATACCAGAAGGCACAAAACGCTCTGATGGGCATACTTAACCGGGAATACATGAGAATCATGCGCCCGATCGTGGAAGAGTCCAAGGACGGGAAGGAGATACTGGACAGCCTTATGACAATCACCAAGAGGGTCAAGAAATCGGCCTCTGAGGAAGCGAACAAGAATATAGCGCTCTTTAATGAGTATACGTCTAAATACGCCGATATGCCCTACGCCGAGTTCCTGAAGCTGAAGAATAGCGGTAAGAAGAAACAACCTAATTAATCGGGATCATGGAACTTAAACAGCAAGCGTTGGAATTAAAGAGCCGGTTGGTGAGCTCGGTTGAGATATGGGCGGAGGAAAGGGTTGATTCTTTCGTCTCCGGGAACACGGCGTTCAAGCCTCTTGGAAAGTATCTTAAAAGGGGTGTCCATAACATCCTCGTGCAAAAGGACAAGGAGATCACTGATAAGGTAGAGGGTTTCATGATGTTCGTGGCTGACGAGAACGGCAATTATGATAAGGAAGAGTTATTCGATGACGCTATGAACGTATTCAAGAGCATGAAACCTTACAAGTTTGAGCAAGGATTCTTGAAGGGTACGATAGGGGAGGGATCTATATTGGTGGAACTTCCGGATAATGCTCTTATGAATTTTATCCTAGGCGAAACGAACGCTATCCGTATAACGGAAGCGGATTTTTTGGAGTTGAAATCAATATTTACCGAATAATAATATGAGATATGAGATACAAGGAACAGATAAGGGAGTACCAAGCCAAGGGACTAGGCTCCGAGAAGAAGATGTGGGCCTCCATAGACGTGATGGAGGAGGCTATGGAAAAGTTAAGGGAGAAAGACCCGGAGGCGTATGACGAGGCTATGCGTGATTTACATGAGGTTTTTTGTGGGCCTCATTATAATGAGTGCTTTGCTAGGATGGACGTGGCGGCAATGCGTCATAAAGGCAAGGCGGGAGAGCATAAAGGCGAGCACTGGAATATGGAGCAGGTGGCTACCGCTATAAAAGGCATGAGCATACCGGGAAATACCAACATATGGGACGTATACGTTGCTCTTAACGCGAACTGGCATGACAAGGAGATTAAATTCACGGAATGGTTTGACCATGACGCTGAAAAGAAAATCATCGAGGACGCTATAATCTTCTATTTTCTTGACGATGACGTTTCGGAAGGAAAGATTTGGAGGTATATGGAAGCCATGTTATGA